GCTGTTAGTATGGCTTTAGCTAAATCACAAAAAAGTTTAAAATCATGGTCCAAACAAAAGTGGCGTACTAAGAGTGGCAAGCCTAGTGCTAAAACTGGTGAGCGTTATCTACCTGCTAAGGCTATCAAGTCTCTTACTCCTGCTGAGTATGCCGCTACAACCAGAGCTAAACGACAAGGCACTAAGGCAGGTAAGCAGCATGTGGCTCAACCTAAAAAAGTCGCAAAAAAAACCAGACCCTACAGGAAAGTAACATCATGACTCGTAATCTTACGGAAAAACAACAGAAATTTTTAGATGTGTTGTTTGAAGAAGCACAGGGTAATCCAGTAAAAGCACTTAAGATTGCTGAATATGCTCATGGTGTATCTTCTACAACTGTTCTAAATGCTTTGCAAGATGAAGTTGCAGAGTTAACTAAAAAGTTTATATCTACTCGTGGACCACAAGCAGCTTGGTCCTTGATGGAAGTATTAAACAATCCTACAGACTTAGGTAATAAAGAAAAAATGGCAGCAGCTAAAGACCTTCTTGACAGAGCTGGTTTTGTTAAGACTGAAAAAGTCGAAGTAAAAACTGAAAGCCCTTTATTCATCTTACCTCCAAAAGCAAATGAAGATTAAAAAAGAATGGACACTTCCAGCTCCTGATAAAATAGATGATGGTTATGTTTGGACTCCTGTAGTAAGAATAGGAAGACACATACCGTTTGGATACGAGCAAGACCCAGAAGATGATGATATACTCTTACCGATTGAAGATGAGTTAGAACTATACGAACAAGCTAAGAAGTACCTTAAACAGTACAGTTACCGTGATGTAGCTAATTGGCTCAGTACTCAATCAGATAGATATATTTCACACGTGGGCTTATATAAAAGAGTTAAACTTGACCAAAAGCGTAAGAGAGAAGCTTCAAACCAACGCTACCTTGCCCAGCGTTACAAAGAAGCCCTTGAGAAAGCAGAAAAAATCGAAGCTAGAATCAAGTAATGTAGTAAGGAAAGTACCAGCAGTATCTAAACCTGCTCCTGTTGATATAGAGGTTGCACAGAAAGTAATTAGAGATGTTATCTTTGAGCCTAATCCTGGACCACAGACAGCTTTTCTAGCCTCTACAGAACAAGAAGTGCTTTATGGTGGATCAGCAGGAGGTGGTAAGAGCTACAGTTTAGTTGCTGATCCTGTTAGATATTTAAATAACCCTGATGCAAGTATGCTACTTGTTAGACGTAGTACAGAAGAACTAAGAGAACTTATCTCAGTTTCCAAACAGCTTTACCCTAAAGCTATTCCTGGAATTAAGTTTATGGAAAGAGATAAGACTTGGATAGCTCCATCAGGTGCAACTCTTTGGATGTCATATCTTGATCGTGATGATGACGTTATGAGATACCAAGGACAGGCTTTTAATTGGATAGGGTTTGATGAGCTAACTCAATGGCCTACACCATACCCTTGGAACTACATGAGGTCTCGCTTACGTTCTAACAAAGATAGTGGACTACCTCTCTACATGAGAGCCACAAGTAACCCTGGAGGTCCAGGACATCAATGGGTTAAGAAAACTTTTATTGACCCTGCTGAACACAACAAGTCTTACTGGGCTACAGATATAGATAGTGGAGAAGAGTTAAGTTGGCCTAAAGGTCACAGCCGAGCAGGTGAACCACTCTTTAAACGTAAATTTATACCTGCAACACTTTTTGATAATCCTTACCTTTCTGATGATGGTATGTATGAAGCTAATCTTTTATCTCTGCCTGAGCACCAACGTAGACAACTACTGGAGGGAGACTGGGATATTAATGAGGGAGCAGCCTTCCCTGAGTTTAACCGTAAAATTCATGTGGTAGAACCCTTCGATATTCCTTCAAGCTGGGCTAAGTTTAGAGCATGTGACTATGGATATGGCTCTCACACAGGAGTAGTATGGTTTGCAATATCACCCTCAGAACAACTAATTATTTACAGAGAGATGTATGTAACTAAGGTAACTGCAACAGACTTAGCAGACATGATCTTAGAAGTAGAAGAGGGAGAAAAAATAAGGTACGGAGTTCTTGACTCATCTTTATGGCATAATCGTGGAGACACTGGGCCTAGCCTAGCAGAGCAAATGATTATGAAAGGGTGTCGCTGGAGGCCTTCTGACAGATCAAGAGGTTCTCGTATAGCAGGTAAGAACGAATTACACAGAAGACTGCAGGTAGACGAGTTTACAGAGGAACCAAGGTTAGTATTTTTTAGTAGTTGTATTAACACTGTATCTCAAATACCTTCCATACCTTTAGATAAAAACAACCCAGAAGATGTAGACACACACGCAGAAGATCACTTGTACGATGCACTACGCTATGGTATAATGACAAGACCACGCAGCAGCCTATTTGATTTTGACCCTAACAACCACGGTTCAGGGTTTCAGATGTCAGATTCGACATTCGGATATTAAGGATATATTATGAAAGAAGACTTTGAAGACATGATCATGGACATGGAGGAAACTTCTGCCATTGATGATGTAGCAAAAGAAGAGTACTCTGATCCGAAAGCAGGACAAATTGTAAGTTTTGTAAAAGAGAGATACTCTAAGGCTGAGACTTCCAGACGTATGGATGAAGAACGCTGGGTACAAGCTTATAGAAACTATCGTGGTTTATATGGACCAGATGTTCAATTTACTTCCACAGAAAAATCTAAGATATTTGTTAAGGTAACTAAGACTAAGGTACTAGCTGCTTATGGTCAGATTGCTGAAGTACTCTTTGGTGGCAACAAGTTTCCTATTACTATTGATCCTACAGTCCTACCAGACAATGTAGAAGAGACAGTTAACTTTGAGACTAATCCACAAGCACAAAAAGCTCAAGAAGAAATGGGTGAGCTACTTCCTGGTGAAACATACCAAGATTTTAAAGAACGTCTTAGTGGTCTAAAAGCACCACTAGAACCAGTTATAGATAAACTACAGTCTGGTCCAGCTAAGACACCTACCTCTCCTCAGTTTCACCCTGCTGATGTTGCAGCAAAGAAAATGGAAAAGAAAATACATGACCAACTAGAAGAGTCTCATGCTAAGAAGCATTTACGTGCTGCTGCGTTTGAGACTGCTTTGTTTGGTACAGGTATTATGAAAGGTCCGTTTGCTGTAGACAAAGAGTATCCTAATTGGGATGAAGAAGGTAATTACACTCCTACCTTTAAAACAATTCCACAAACAACTAGTGTATCTATATGGAACTTCTATCCTGACCCAGATGCATCTACAATGGAAGAAGCTGAGTATATTATTGAGCGTCACAAGATGTCACGTTCACAGCTACGTGGATTAAAGAACCGTCCTTACTTTCGTGAGAATGCAATTAATAATGCATTAGGCTTAGGTGAGTCCTACCAGAAAGAATGGTGGGAACACATTATGGAGGATGACTCAGAAGAGTACAGCGTAGAACGCTTTGAGGTACTTGAGTTCTGGGGTTTTGTTGACACAGAAATGTTAGAGCAACAAGACATAGATATTCCAAAAGAAATAAAAGATGCTGAACAAGTTAGTGTTAATGCTTGGATTTGTAATGGTCAAGTATTACGTCTTGTGATGAATCCGTTTACTCCTGCATACATTCCATACTTTGCTTCTCCCTTTGAGATGAACCCTTACAGTATCTTTGGTGTAGGGATTGCAGAAAATATGGATGATACCCAAACACTAATGAATGGGTTTATGCGTATGGCTGTAGATAATGCTGCACTGTCAGGTAACTTATTGATTGAGATTGATGAGACTAACTTAGTCCCAGGACAAGACCTATCTGTGTATCCTGGTAAAGTCTTTCGTAGGCAAGGGGGTGCACCTGGACAAGCTATCTTTGGCACTAAGTTCCCCAACGTAAGTAACGAAAACATGCAGATGTTTGACAAGGCAAGGGTACTCTCAGATGAGTCTACTGGGTTTCCATCCTTTGCTCACGGTCAGACAGGTGTATCTGGTGTAGGACGTACTGCCTCTGGTATCTCTATGCTTATGTCTGCTGCTAATGGTAGCATACGTAATGTAGTTAAGAACATTGATGACTACTTACTAGCCCCACTAGGTAAAGCTTTCTTTAACTTTAATATGCAGTTTAACTTTGATGCAGATATTAAAGGTGACTTAGAGGTTAAGGCTCGTGGTACAGAAAGCCTGATGGCTAATGAAGTACGTAGCCAACGTCTAATGCAGTTCTTACAAGTTGTACAAAACCCTGCTCTAGCTCCCTTTGCTAGGATGGATTATATTGTACGTGAGATTGCTAAGTCTATGGACCTTGACCCAGATAAGGTTGGAAACAATATGGCACAGGCTGCAGTACAAGCAGAGATACTTAAAAAGTTCCAAGAAGCTAATCCACC